GACAATCTCCCGGGGCTTTACTTCTTCGGAGGAAGGCGCTAGACTTTTTCACACGTAATGAGGAGAACCATATGGACCACGCATCATGGCTGAATGAAGAAACCAGCGAAGCCACCCAGGAAGCTTACCGCTATTTCATGCGCCCGGACCCGAATCAACGGGAGTTCATGGGCCCAATCGAGGAGGAGGATGACCCGCTGACCGGCAGGCGTGCGAAGTTCCGCATGGCCAAGGTGGGGATGGTCCGCAACGCGAAGGGGGACGACAAGAAGGAGGTCAAGGTGTATCTTGGCTTCAATGACGTCACCTACCCCCCTCACATCCGCATCCCGAACGCCAAGCCCCTTCAGGGCTGGTACCAGGACAAGCATAACGGCAAGCGAGGCTCCCGCGCCCGCCCCTGCTTCAGCGAGGCGATCCTGACGGAGCCTTATGGGGGATACTGCACCGTGGGTTGCGCCTTCTGCTACGTGAACAGCGGGTTCCGGGGCTACCGCGGCACCGGCCTCATCAGCGTCCCGGTGAACTACGGCGAGCAGGTCCGCAACATGCTCTCGAAGTCCCGGACCTCCGCCGCGGGCTACTTCTCCAGCTTCACGGACCCCTTCCTCCCGCTGGAGGAGGTGTATCACAACACCCAGCAGGGGGCGGAAGCCTTCGTGGACGTGGGTCTGCCCATCTTCTTCCTCAGCCGTCTCGCCTACCCGTCCTGGGCAATCGACCTGCTGAAGCGGAACCCCTACAGCTATGCCCAGAAGTCCTTGAACACCGGCAACGACCGGGATTGGCACAAGCTGTCCCCCGGGGCCATCCCGCTCCAGGACCATATTGACGAAATCGCGGAGCTGCGCCGCCAGGGCATCTACACGTCCATTCAGGTGAATCCGGTGGTCCCGGGGATCGTCACCCATGACGACATCCGCCACCTGTTCGAGCGCCTGGCCGCGGTCGGCAACAACCACGTCATCGTCAAGTTTGTGGAAGCGGGCTACAGCTGGGCACCGGCGATGATCGAACGCCTCCAGAAGCGGTTCGGCCCGGAGCGCACCAAAGCCTTCACGGGCTTGTTCACGGAGAACCAGGCCGGAGCCCAAAAGACCATCGCGGAGCCGTACCGGGTCGAAGCCCATCAGCTGTACCGGAAGTGGGCGACGGAGCTGGGCATGACCTATGCGACCTGCTATGAGTACCGCCGCGGGAAGCCCGGAACCGGCGAGCCCGCTTGGGTGTCCCTGGGCCGTGAAATGATCACCGCGGACCAGTGTCACGGCCAGCGCGTCCCGATGTTCACCCGGACCGACCTGGGCCAGCCCTTCCAGGAGGTCAAGGAGTGCGCACCCACCGGCTGTCTCCACTGCGCGGACGACAACGGCGGGAAACCCCGCTGCGGGTCGGAGCTGTTCGGGGCGGCGAAGGCTCTGCGCTCGCCCGACTTCAAGGAGATCGTGGGGCGGCGAGCGCAAGATCATCCCGATCACGCAGATTGACTGAGCAACCCAGGCGGGGCTCCGGCTCCGCCGTTTTCAACTGAAATGGAGAACCAAGATGAAGTACATCAACGTGAGGGGCTGTAACGGGTCCGGCAAGACCACCCTGCTGCGCTGCCTGGCCCGCGATCCACTTTGCCACGTCATCAACGTCGTCGTCCCGGACCACAAGCCGATCCCGGTGACGTATGCCCCGGACGGCATTGCCCTCATCGGGGACTACACCCCCGCCGCCGGAGCGACCACCGCCGGTCTGGACCGGATCAAGACCCAAGCCGCAGCCAAGGCCGTCGCGGAGCTGGTTGGGCGGGACCCGGACGTGAAGGCGGTCCTGTTCGAGGGCGTGGTGGTCAGCACCATCTACGGCCCCTGGCGGGAGTGGTCCAGGGCCAACGGTGGAATGGTCTGGGCCTTCCTGGACACGCCGCTCGAAGTCTGCCTGAAGCGCATCCAGGAGCGCAACGGCGGGAAGCCCATCAAGGAGGACCAGGTGGCCGACAAGCACCGCACCATCGCCCGGGTCCGCGAGAAGGCCATGGCGGACGGCGAGACGGTCCGCGACATCCACTGGGAGACGGCCCTGAAGGACATCAATGCCGTCATCGAGAACTTGGGCTGAACCCGGGGGAGGGGAAGATCATGCCAACACCGCGCCTCAACGACATCGCCGCCTTCATGAAGGCCCGGCACGACATCTACCTGGCCCGCAAGGCCGGGAAGCCCGGACCCTGGACCGCGGACCCTGTTCTGCGTGATGGGCGGTTCTGCAACATCTACCGCGAGCTGGACACCGTGACGATCTGGATTGACCGGCACATCCGCCAGCCCTACGCGGACCACCCGCACCTCTGGTTCATGCTCGCCATCGCCCGCTACATCAACTGGCCGGATACCCTCGCGGAGCTGATCCAGACCGAGCAGTGGCCCGACAACCCTGACTTCGAGCCTTCCTGGCTCACGACCGCTCTGGAGCACCGCGCCGTCCGCGGAGATAAGGTGTACACCGGAGCCTACATGATCCGCGGGGAGTCCGACCCCTCCAAGGAGTGGTACAGCTGGACCCAGCACCGCTACATCGCGGAGATTGTCCTGGGCCGTCTCTGGGAGGACCGTGAGCGGTTCACCGCGGAGCTGGAGAAGCCAGGCCAGACCCTCGAAGGCGCGTGGAAGCTGTTTCAGGAGCCGCGCTATGTGGGCTGGGGTCCGTTCATGGCCTATGAGGTGGTGACCGACCTCCGCCACACCCGCTACCTGCGCAACGCCCCGGACATCTACACGTGGGCCAACGCCGGTCCGGGGGCGATCCGCGGGCTGAACCGCCTGTATGGGCGGGACCTCGCTGCGAAGCCCCGCCCGGAGCAGACGAACGCGGAAATGCTAAAGCTCATGATTGAACTGAATGATCTTGATGAGCCCGGGTTCAACGAAACCTTCGGGGAACCTTGCGATGTCAACCCACGCTTTGAAATGCGGGACATTGAGCACTCACTTTGCGAGTACGCAAAATGGAAAAGGGGCTTTACTCGGGCTAAGTATGACTGGACGAAGGCAAAACCGCTGTGAAGAAACAATGTCGGTCTTATCCACGCAAGATGTTTAAAGAAACGGAGGATAAAGCAACATGAAGGTAATCAAAACACGCAATGTCCATCAGGCTCTTCCGGAGGCGCTTTACCAGCTATCGGTCGAAGGTGTCCGCCGGGAATCTCGCAACGGCCCGGTCATCATGTTCCCGGAACCCGTCACCACGGCGTATCTGCGCCCGGCGGAGCGCGTGCTGTTCTGGGCGGAACGGGACGCCAACCCCTTCTTCCACCTAATGGAAAGCCTCTGGATGCTGGGCGGACGCAATGACGTGGAGTACGTCGCCCGCTTCGTGGGTCGCATGCGCAGCTACTCGGATGACGGCGTGACATTCCACGGGGCCTACGGCTTCCGCTGGCGCCAGCACTTCTTCGAGGACCAGCTGCCCAAGATCATCGCCGCCCTGAAGGCGAACCCGGACTGCCGCCGCCAGGTCCTGTCGATGTGGGACGCGAACGCGGACCTGGGCCGCCAAGGCAAGGACCTCCCCTGCAACCTTCAGGCCATCTTCCAGATCGCCTGTGACGGTCGCCTGGACATGACCGTGACCAACCGCTCCAACGACCTGATCTGGGGAGCCTACGGGGCCAACGCAGTCCACTTCAGCTACCTCCATGAGTACGTCGCCCGCTCCGTGGGCGTGGATCAGGGCGTGTATCGTCAGGTGTCGGCCAACTTCCACGCCTATGAGGAGGTGCTGAGCAAGGTCGCCCCGCTCGCGGACCTTGCCGCCAACCCGATGACCGGGAAGGAGACGCCCGACCCCTACGCCGCCGGGATCGTGGAGCCGTACCCGCTGATGTCCACGGACCCGGAGGAGTGGAACCAGGAGCTGATGATGTTCCTGAGCGAGCCGGACGCCGTGGGCTTCCGTGACCCGTTCTTCCGTCGCGTGGCGGTCCCGATGATGAAGGCCCACAAGGCTTTCAAGCAGACCTCCAACCCCTCCCGCTTCGACGCCGCCTTGGCGGAGCTGGACAACGTCGCCGCCACCGACTGGAAGCTGGCCGGGGTGGAGTGGATCGAACGCCGCCGTGCCGCCTTCGAGGCTCGCAAGGCCCGGGCGATGGACGATGGGGTGGCGTATGAGTGAGGAGACGCAACAATGGGAAGCCTGATGAGCAAGATTCATGACGAGGAGCGCGAGGCGGAGGAGCTGAACCGCCGCGCCGCCCGCCCGCTCCTGACCCGGATCGCCGCGACCCGGGAGGCCGGGACGGTCCGCCGGTGCCACATCGTTCCGCACCACGGTCAGTACAACATCGCCCAGCACAGCTACGGCGCGGTGAGCCTCCTGCTGTTGCTTCACCCGCACCCGTCGCTGAACCTGATCAAGGCGGTCCAGTGGCACGACTGCGCGGAGCGTTGGTTGGGCGACATTCCGGCCCCGGCGAAGTGGACCAACTCCGAACTCGGGAAGGTGTATGAGGAGGCGGAACGCCGCGTGCTGGCGACCCTGGGCCTGCTCCCGGGACTTCTCCCTGACGAGGAGGACTGGTTGAAGGCCGTGGACACCCTCGAACTGTGGTTGTGGTGCCGGGAGGAAGAAGCCCTGGGCAACGAAGAGGTCACGGCCATGCGTAGGGCATGCGAGGAGGTGACGGAGAAGCGGGGCCTGGAGGGTAGCCTGCCCGAACCCGTCCGTGCCTTCTACGTGGCAGCGAAGCACCAACCGCATCGCCGTCTCTCGGACTTCTTCGAGGAGGTGCGCGATGGACTTGGAGAAGCTGCGACGTGATTGGGCGGAGGACCCGCAGCTGAAGTTCTACGCCTTCGACACGGTGGAAGAACTCGCTGCGCACCTCCGCAAGGTCCATACAGATATGATGAACGGGAAGCACGGGTGTTTTGGGTACTTGTACCGCCAGCAGACACTCCGGCTCCGGGAACTGAGGAAGGAGTTACAAGATGAGCGTGAACGAAAAGCAAGTGGGCGGTGAGCACTACCGCTCGCCCGTCCAACACTGGGACTACGTGGAGCTGAACGGCCTCCGCTACACCGAAGGCTGCGCGACCAAGTACGCGACCCGCAACCGCAAGAAGCACGAGGACCCGCGCCAAGACCTAGAGAAGGCGATCCACTACGTGGAGAAGATCCAGGACCTGTACCGCAACGGGGTCCTGCTGCCCCGCTCCGCCCCCTTGGTGATTACCCCGGACGACTTCGCCGCCGCGAACGGCCTGACGGAGGACGAAGCCGAAGTGGTCCGCCTTCTCACCTTCTGGGAGTCCGACTCGGAGCTGACCGCGGCCATGAACCTCCTGCGCAAGATGATTGCGGAGGTGTCTAAATGAAGGGCAAGTTCGAATTGTACCTCTCGAGATGCTGCGGCAGGCGCTGGCAGGAGCATGCAGATGGAACAGATTGACCAGCCGGAAAAGGTCGCCACGAACACATGGTTAGGCCCGATCTTGACTGACCTGAACGGGAACCTAGATCGAAAGGTGTTGCGTTGCTCGTTTGGCTCGCATAGGTGCGTGCACCATCGCGTATACGACGGGCAGTATCCGTACTGCGCTGCGCAGCCCGACACGGCCCCGGCGCTACGTCCCGGGGGCGGCACGCTACTGCACGACTGGGGGCCGAATGAGACTTGCCCGTACATTTTGTGACCCCGACACCATCCGGGCGCTACTGGATGAGCGCGATGCGCTGGCTGCGGAGGTCGAGCGACTGCGGGCGGTCAGGGAAGACGACGGCCGCGTGACCGTGATCTTTGAGGATTCGC